AATGATAAGCGGCGCGAACTTATGCGGCTGCAGCCCTTCGACGACATGAAACGAGGACTTGAAGCTGTCCCGGTAGACGGCGCTTCCGGACGGATCGTCACCGAACTGTGCGTGCACGTATCGTTTGACCCAATCCACGTTCGACGTACGAGCGAGGCGCTCGTAGTAGACGCGGCCGATGGCGGCACGCTCGGGGCTGTCCAGCGGGAGCTTGACGCTCTCTGCGGTCTGATTGAGCCACATTAAGTTTTCGGCGTGCTCTTCGAGCCCACCCGGCTGCAGGAAAATTTCCCACTCGGTGTTGTTGGGGTCCGTCATGAACTTGTGCCAGTCGCTTCCTTCCGACGGCATGTTCGTGTCGGCGATCACCCCGCGCCAAGTGCAATACCCCTTGTTACCTGACGGGTAACGGCCGCAGCGTCCGGAGAGCGCCGCAACCAGTTTCACCTGCATCTCGATGCACTCGGACATCCATGCACCCGTCAACTGCATCGAGAGCAGCCGGCGTTGGTCTTCGGGGTCTTCGAGGGGGATGAGGAGCCATTCGCTCCGGATATCGCCGAACTCAACAAGGATGAGGTTATCAGTCACCCGATAGGTGCAAAGCCCTTCGAGTTCTTTCATGATGTCCTTGAGGACGGTGTCTTTCAATTGCTTAAGTGTTTGACGGACAACGGCAAATCGAGTGTATCGGTATCCGTCGGGGGCTTTTTCCTGTTCGAGAGATCGGCGGAAAAGCTCCATGATACACGACGTGGTCTTGCCGCTACCGACGGGGCCGGCGACCAATCGCCCGAACGCCGCGCTCTTCATGAAGCGAGCGCAGGTAGGCGAGGCGCTGTAATTAACTGCCGGCATCTTCTGGACTTTCCACTGTCACGGGGGTGGCGTCGATTACCTTGGCGGGTAACTCTCGCTCATAGGTAAGCTTGGTGTCGGCCCCCAAATTGATTGTGATCGAGACACGGTCGCCGGGGTTACCGGTCTTCATGTCGACCTTCGACCCCATGCCGGCAAGGTCCTTGACCATCTGAGCAGCGGCGATCTTGTCGGAAAGCTTTTCGGTCTTGTCGTTCATTCGAGCGTAGAGTTCGGGAAGGTATTCCTCGATGATGCTCTGTGACTTGACCTTGACCCGCTCGGGGGTGTTCGAGACACCCTCCCATGCGAGGCATTCCGACTGCAGCCGGTTGAGGAACGCCTTGTTGTTTGAGATAACGGCCCACTCAAGCTGGTCTATTCCGGCGTCATCCAGAATTTTCTGCAATGGCCGAATGCCCATTGCAATTTCACGCGCGAGCTTTACAAGTTTGATTTCGTCGTAGACCGCGCCGGGGATTGTGGGAAAACTGTCGGGCAGCTTCATGTCTGATGCCGAGGCCATAGAATGCTCACGATGTTGTATCTGGTTCCGATATACTATATAGGCGACTGATGGCAAATCCCGTAGGCGCAATCGGCGGCGTAGGTCCAATGCTCCGGGTTATCCCCGGCGGGGCGCTTGATCGCTTGGAAGCAGAGCAGAACCGAAAGATCGCGCAAGAGCAAGACGAAGCCGCAAAAATTTCTCAAACGACGATGACGAACTTGGCGGGCTATATTCGCTCGCAGTTCGAGATCATGCGCAACCACCGCAACAACGTAACGGCTGGGTGGAGCGAAAGGTTGCTCGCGGCGCTACGCGCCTTTAACGGCCAGTACGACGCGGCGAAGCTACAGGAAATTCGAAACTTCGGCGGCTCGGAGGTTTACGCGCGCATCATCGCGATGAAATGCCGTGGCGCGTCGAGCCTTCTTCGGGATGTGTATCTGCAGGCGGATCGCCCGTGGGGCCTCAACGAAGGGCCCGATCCCGCTATCCCTGAAAATATTCTCGCCGCGATTATGAAGCTGGTCGAGACGGAAGTTCAGACCAATGCGGCGGCCGGCGCTCCGGTTGACCCGGCGACAATCCGCGACCGCGTGAACCAATTGATGGGGGCCGCGCGACAGGCGGCAAAAAAGAAAGCATCAATTCAGGCGAAAATCGCGGAGGATAAAATCGATGAGTATTTGGTGGAAGGAGGCTTTTACAAAGCCCTCGCCGAGTTTCTTGTTGATCTGCCACTATTTCCTTTTGCTTGTATTAAGGGCCCAATCGTTCGTGTGGTGCCGTCCGTCGAATGGAAAAACGGCACAGCCCTCTCGACCAATAAACCCCGGCTTTTCTGGCAACGTGTGTCGCCATTCGACATTTGGTTTACGCCGGGGGTCGCCGACATCGAAGATGCGTCGGTCATCGAAAAGCAGCGCCTCACCCGCGCCGACCTGAACGATCTTCTTGACCTCCCCGGCTACAATAAGGACGAGGTCAAAGCTGTGCTCTTAGAGTACGGCAACGGCGGCCTTAATGATAATTGGGACCAGACTGACGCCGAGCGCGCCGACCAAGAGAACCGCGAAAACCCGATGTATAATCGGAGCGGGTTGATTACGTGCCTCGAATTCAATGGGAACGTGCAGGGCCTGCAACTGCTGCAGCAAGGCATGGACCCGGATTTGATCCCTGACCCACTGCGCGACTACATGGTACAGGCGTGGCTTATCGGCACGCATATCATCAAGATCCAGATGACGCCGAGCCCGCGCAAGCGGCATCCGTACTTCATCACAAGCTTCGAGAAGGTCCCCGGTACGCCAGTGGGTAACGGCCTTCCGGATATCCTCACAGACGTCGCTGACGTGGCGAACGCGACATTGCGCGCGCTGGTGAATAACCTCTCTATCGCTTCCGGTCCGCAGGTTGTCGTTAACGATGATCGGTTGTCCGACGGCGAAGACGGCGAAGACCTGTACGCGTGGAAGCGTTGGCATGTGAAGAACGACCCGCTTGGCAACAATACACAGGTGCCTGTCAGCTTCTTCCAGCCAGCCTCGAACGCGAACGAATTGCTGGCGGTCTACCAGAAGTTCAACGACCTCGCCGATGATCTCAGCGCGATCCCACGGTACCTGTCTGGCCAGTCGGCCGGCGGCGCGGGGCGCACGGCATCCGGCTTGGCGATGCTCATGGGTAACGCATCGAAGATTTTGCAGACGGTCGCGGCGAATATCGACCGTGATATTTTTGATCCGCTCCTGTCGTCACTTTACGACATGCTGATGCTGACCGACGATAGCGGGCTGCTGTCGGGCGACGAGACGATCAAGATCATGGGCGTGACTGTGGCGATCCAGCGCGAGACGCAGCGAAGCCGCCAGCTTGAATTCCTGCAGATCACTGCGAACCCAATCGACAACTCGATCATCGGGCCCAAAGGCCGCGCCAGTGTCCTGCGAACCGTGGCCGATACCATCGGCATGGATGGTGAGAACATTGTCCCGAGCGAGGATCAGCTTGACGCCATGCAGCAGCAAGCGGCGCAGCAAGCCGCGATGCAGGCTGAACAAGGCGCTCAGGCGCAGGGTAACCAGAACAAGACCGGCGCGACGAAGGACATGGGGCCGCGAACCAATCTCTCGCAGGGCGCTTGATTGATAACGAGGAGTGAACTATGGGCAACATGAACGGAAATGCGGCGTATAACCCGCCGCAGAATTACGGCACGAAAGGAAGCCACATGGCCAAGAGTAAGTCGACTACAAAGAAGCCAATGCCCGGCGGCGGCGCGAAGGGCGGCTCCGGACACATGTTCGGCCGGCAGCACGTTGGCACCAAGAAGCCCGGCATCAGCGGTAAGGCCGACACCAACGGCGGCGGCAAGTTTGCCAAGGGCGGACCGACCGGCAAGGTCGGTAAGCAGGGCTCGGTGAAGACCGCCAAGGGCGGCACCGGATATCCGGCGTAATGGCGAAGAAAGCAGCGCCGAAGGGGGCTAAGGCCCCCAAAGCCGCGCCTTTTGGCAAAGGCAAGGACGCCCCGAAGAAGCCGGCCGAAAAGCCGGGCATGAAGCGCGGCGCTCCCGGCAAACCGGCTTTTGGTCGGTTCAAGAAGGACAAGTGATATGGCGAAGACCGTGAAGTCGAAATCGACCTCCTCGTTCAAGTCCTCCAACCCGAGCACTGCCAAGCTCGGCGGGGCTTCACGGTCTTCGTCCAAAGTTACCCCGCTGGGTAAACGCGACTACAAGAAGCCGTCCGCCGCAGACGACTTTACACAGTTTGGCGTATCGAATTTTGGCCAGACTGGTCTATCGGGGGAAGACTGATGGGTTACATCGGCGACGTTAGGGACAACCACGTCCAGTATGCGACCAAGGGTGCGCGCCGCCATGTGCTGCCCGGTCGGCACGTTTTGAACGAAATTACAAAGGGCGATCCTTCACAGCGGGCGCTTGGTAACTACGCCAAGGCTGCGCCGGGTATAGCGCAGACCGGCCCCAATATCCTTGGTAAGGACCCCGCCGGTGAGTAACACAAACACCGCCGAAGCTGAACTCGAACGAGCAGCGGCGCTACTGCAGCGATCCTCTCCCCAAGCCTATGACGGCTTCATTAAGGCGCTGACAGTTTACAACGAGGCGAAAATGCGCGAATGTGTCATGGCGCAGACCGCTGAACTTCAAAGGGCGCAGGGTAGGGCACAGCAAACGCAGACGCTGACCAACCTCTTCCGTGATGCGTCGGCGAAAGTCGAAGCTAAGTCCAAATCCAAAACCCCATAGGAGTTACCATGGCTTATTTTCCCGCAGCCGTTAAGAATACCGAAGAAGCACTGAATTATCTCGCGAAGCTCGCACAGGCGCTTGCAACTGTCGTTACTTCGGCGGCGACCACGTTGACCGCCGCAGCGGCGGCATTTGTCACCAACGGCATCTACAGCCTGAGCGGCGGCACTACCTGCACCATTACCAGCCCGACCGCCGCGCAGATTGTCGCCGCGCTCGATAATCCGCAGGTGGGCACTTCGTTTGTCGTGAGTACCGTCAGCCTTGTAGTCCTTGATGGTGATCGTCGGCTTGGTGCGGATATGCACCTTGTCGCCGGCATTGGCGATCTCGCCCTG